CCGAGTTATCAGTCATTGGTGTGAGGCCAGAAACAAAGAATGAGCGTGAATCCGTATGGAAAAAAGACGAGTATGTAGTAGATTCTTTTGATTTCTCTAGAAATAGCTTGAGCTGGCGCAGCTTGAGTCATGATAAGGTTTGTGATTTAGTACAGAGGAATACTGCTACAATGAATATTGTTATGTCTCCAACATGGCAAAAAACTACTCGTATTGTCTGTCTAAAGGGTCATACTTGGATAGCCAACAACCATGCAGTCCCAGAGTTAAATGAGCCACATCAGTGTATTGTTTTCAAGGGGAATGTATCGGCAACGTTGACGAGTGGATGTAAATTTCAGATAGATGAACGCGATGTGAAACGTTTTCCGGAGCGAGATATCTGTGTGTTTAAGATACGACATTTGCCACCTTGTAGTGACATTGTTGATCTCTTCCACTCTAAGCGTTTGATGAATGGCAGATTTAATGCTACCTATGTTAGTGTTAATAAGTCCCTTGAACCTGTACGCAACCGTGTGGCACATTTGTCTCTCAAGTATAGTACAATGCCAAATGGGGTGACTATACCTCATTGGGTAGGCTCACCTGAATTCCTAACGGAGAAAGGTGATTGTGGTACAGTACTAGTTGCTATGACAGACTTTGGTCCTACCATTCTTGGTATACATCAGAATTTGGATAAGGTAAACGAGCTGACGGGAGCTGTTTCACTTGATATTGAATTTGTTTCTTCTATTATAGAAGATGAGATTTCTGATGGGTACTGCATGGTCAATGAGTATACGGATTGTACGAACCAGGTTGGAGATGTTCATATTAAAGCCACGCCACGTTTTGTCAAAGGATCTGGAAAAGTCTATGGGTCTTTCTTAGGACAGAGATTTGTTCCTCGATCACAAGTTCGACATACTTTGTTGTATGAGAAGATGAGAGAAGAAGGCTTTGAGTGTGAACATTATCCTCCCGTGATGACTGGTTGGGAACCATGGCATTTGAATATCAAGAAGCAAGTTGAAGCTGACGCTTATGTGTCTGAAGCTGATCTTATTGCTATTGGTAAGCAATTGACAAGAGAATGGTTGGCTATGGTTCCATCAGAGGATAAGTCTGAAGTGAAAGTGTACGACATTGAAACTGCTTTGAATGGTATTCCAGGTCTACGTTTTGTTGATAGTATCAACAGGAAATCGTCGGCAGGCTTTCCATGGTGTCATACAAAGAAACGTTTGTTGACATTTTTGGAGAGTGATGAGACTTGGCAGGAGCCAGTAGATATTGATGATTGTGTGAAAAAGAGAATTGAGGCTCGATTAACATCATATCTAGATGGTAAGCGTACACATCCCATTTATCAAGCATCATTGAAAGATGAAGCTTTGCCTTTGAGAAAGATAAAATCGAAGAAAACACGTGTGTTCATGGGTGCGCCTGTGGACTTCACGTTGTTGATGAGGATGTACACGTTGGGCTTTGTGCGAATAGCTCAGCGAAACAAATTTGTCTTTGAGGCTGCACCTGGGGTGGAAGCCCAGTGTGTTGAATGGGAACATTTGAGAGACTATCTGACAAAATTCGGC